CGCGGCTTGGGTTGTCAATGCCTCTGAAACCCATACCACTACCGCAAAGGGTAGTTATATGGACTTCCAGACTACGGCCACCGGAACAACCGCACGCACTACTCGCATGAGAATACAGAACGACGGCGCTGTTTGTGTCGGGAATACTACCTGCACCGGGGTGGGGAGTATCACCGCCACCCAATACAAAGAAACTGTCTACACGACCTCACCGGCTACCTGCTCCACATCGGCCACGCTCGACCCTGCCAACGGCGGGATGCAGATCATGACCTTATCAGGTGCTTGCACTATCAGCCTGGCAACACCCGTTGCAGGGGCATCCTTTACGGCAAAACTGATAACCGGCACAACCCTACCGACATGGGGTGGCAGCAACATCAAATGGCCTGCTGCAACTGCTCCGACTTTGACGGTATCCAAAGATAACGTGCTGGTCTGCGGGGCCTTCGCTACAGACTACTGGCACTGTAACGTCATGGCGGGGATGTGATTATGCGGATACGACTTCTGACAATCCTGTTGCTGATCGCCACCAACTGCCATGCGGGACCAGCGGCAAAGCGGTTTTTGCTGGTGGGGAATGTCGTCAAGTACGAGGCCGCCGCCTTTGAAGGGGCGACAATATCACCTTGGGCCTCGGCGACCTTCGGCATAGCCACCGACCAGTTTCACGCGGGCAGCAAATCAGCCAAGGTTACCGCCCCCAGTGGCGCTGCTGTCACCATGACTAGGACAATGGACACCGCAGGCGGCACCTTTGGCATGTGGATCAGGTACTACTACGGCGCAAATCACACCGTGCTGGTCACCGTAGGCGCAACCACAGTGATAAACCAGGTCTTGAGCGGTGCAGGCAGCACTTGGTACTACGTGTCCGGTCCCTGCCCGGCAGGCGCCGGACAGCTGGTGACCATTTCGGTCACCCCGTTCGGCGCCGGCGAGACAATGTGGATTGACGACATAGCTATTCCGATACCGTAGCTGTACTATTCGCTGTAATGGCCTTCGGGCGTACTTCAATCACTGGGAGAGAAGACCATGAATAACCACACCGTAGCAGACTGTCCACAAGACCCCAAGATCAACCGCCTAGAGGCCGTGCTTGACCGTGTGGTCACCGCCCTTGAGACCATAGCAGAACAGGGTGCCATCGTCTCGGGCCATGAGAAGAGGCTGGACAAACACGACAAAGACCTTTCCGAGGTCTTCAGCCGAATAAGGAAAGTTGAGCTCGTCCATGCCCATGACGCAGGTGTAGAGGAGGTCACCTCCACTGAAAAAAAGTTCTGGGAGAGTGTCAAGATTCAACTGGCCGACAAACTCCTGCTGCTTGGAATCTTTGTGGTTCTGATTGCTGACAAGTTCAATATTGGTATGTGGGCGGCGAAACTCTGGAAGGAGATATTCGGATGAAACTCGGCACACTGAAAGATAGGAGATAAACATGCCAACATTCGGTAAACAATCCGCAGAACGACTGACCACCTGTCACCCCGACTTGCAGCGGCTGATGAACGAGGCCATCAAGCACGTTGACTTCTCCATCACCTGCGGGCATCGCGGGCAGGCCGAACAGGACAAGGCATTTGCCGATGGCAACAGCAAGTTGAAATGGCCGCACGGAGAGCATAACAAGCTCCCCAGCCGTGCCGTGGACGTAGCCCCTTATCCGCTGAACTGGAACGATGCCGAAGCCTTCACACTGCTATCTGGTGTCATCCTGGGAGTGGCCCGAATGATGGGCATCAAAATCAGGTTGGGCGCTGATTGGGACGGCGATTTTAATATGCTAGAGCACTCATTCAAAGACCGACCGCATATTGAACTCGCATGACTCCCCTCTGCGGGGTAATAAATGGAACGCCTGAGAACGCTCATAGACATGCAGAACAAAATCTTCTGGCAGACCGGGGCCACGGTTGACCTCGAAACACTTCAGATATTAAGGGAGTCGTTATGGCCCACAAGGACTGTTGGAAATATGGCTACGTTGATATCGACTTTGATGAATGTATGACATGCGGTCAGTGTATCGAGTCCAAGAAGTGATCCCAGACTGTTACCTCAAATGTGCCGGCCCACTGTGTAAGACCTGCCGATGCAGGAAGTTCTGTGATTTTGCGAAGGAGAATGTATGAGAGAACCGATCAGACCGATAGATACGCGACCTTTCGCCCCGGAATCATACTGGCTGGCATCTCGGGAAGTACGCGACCAAGTTACAAACGGTTGCGGCCCTAAAGGATGGAAGGTTGACCTTGTACCAGACACGATATGGGGATTGTCAATCAAGGAAGAGTGCCAGATACATGATTGGGAATATGCCGTGGCGCCACCTACTATTGAAGCCAAAGACTCGGCAGACAGGACGTTTCTAAACAACATACTTCGCAAGGTTGAATATGTCGGAGGATGGTTGAAATGGCTGAGACGCCGCAGGGCTGTCACTTACTATGAAACCGTGCATCTTTTCGGAGGCCCTGCTTTTTGGACAGGCAAAAACAACTTAAAGGAGAACGTATGAACACGCTTATCGAGAGAATGAAGGAACCTAGCACCTGGCGCGGCCTTATCGCAATATTGACCGCCTGTGGCGTTGTGTTGACACCGGAGCAGACAGAAGCCATAGTCGCGGGAGGCTTGGCCGTCATGGGCTTGATAGGCGTGTTCACGCCCGACAAAAAGCCATGAGGTACATACTCCTTACATTACTGCTCACCCTTAGCGGTTGCGCCTACAACGAAACAACCATTTACGCAACGGATAGCTATGTCAGATGCTATTCAACCACGGAGAAGCCGGTTAGCGTTGAAGGGCTGAACGGCAACACTGTGCCTGTATCAGCATTACCTTGAGTCTCACCCATGAGACACAAATCGGTTTGAATATCATATTTAACCTAAAATGATACTCAAAGCTAGAAAGGAGAACCCCATGCCAGGAAAAAAGAATTGCGGCGGAGCCGGGATATGCTGGAGAACCTTGAGGTCTACCGGGCGGCACTGGAGCGGTGCAACTCGACCGTTGAGCAGAACAACGAGGTCAATAAGTAATGTGTTGTCTATGTGAATGGGATTACGATCCTGACGACCTGTGGTGGTTCTGCCCCTATGAGGGCCATGCCTGAGAAACGAACCCCTTGATTGATTTCGAGGGGTTTTTTTGTGCCCATAAAATAATTTGAAAATAATTGCTTGACATACGGAACGCTTCGCAGTAGAGTTGAATCATCAGGAAGAACGAAACGAGGAGGGACACCATGGCAAGCGTAATCAACAGGGAGAAGGCAGTGGAGATTATCAACGGTACTGATGGGGGGTTTTTCACTGTTCACTTCGTGAAGCTCGATGGTTCGATTCGCAAGCTGACCGGGCGCAAGGGCGTCAAGAAGGGCGTCAAGGGCAACCCCAGCACGGTGGCCAGGAAAGATACACCGTTCGTGACCGTGTTCGACATCGTCAAGCATGAGTTCCGGGTCCTCAACCTCGCCACTCTGATCGACATCAAGACCCGCGGTGAGGTTTATCTGGTCAAAGATTATCGCCCTAAATGTAAACTGGCAGACGACCCTGGTTTCGCAATCGACATGGCCGAGTACAGAATGGCCGAAAGGTAGGATGGCCATGAAACCACGATCAATAGAATTCGAGTTGAGCAACGACTTCCTGGCATTCGATGTGACCTACAACGCAGATGGCGAAGCAGTCCTGCCGGAGGACTTCGTTGAGAAGGTCAAGGCCCATGCCCTGCAGTTCGTTATCCCAAAGTGGATCAAAGAGATTGAGAGTCAGAAGTCTGATCTGGAGTTTGATGGCGTGGTCGACCGTTGGATTCGTGAGGACGAGAAGGCGGCTGACGAGTTCGTGGCCGGGGAGCGGTTCGATAATATTCAGTTCAATAAGGAGGCGTGGTGATGGCTATCACAACATGGGCAACTCCACAATCGTTTTTCGACATGCTGAATTCAGAGTTTAATTTCACTCTGGACGTGGCGGCACTCCCCGGTACCGCGAAATGTTCCAAGTTTTTCACGCCGGAAATTAACGGACTTATACAGGATTGGACGGGAGAAACCTTCTTTATGAATCCGCCCTATGGTCGAGGTCAGGACGTTTATTCGTGGGTAAAGAAGGCGCACGACACGGCATTGGCTGGCGGTACCGGAGTTTGCTTGCTTCCGGTTTCAGGTGATACAAAGTGGTTTCATGACTTCTGCATGAAGGCCAGTGAGATCCGGTTTGTGAAAGATCGACTATGGTTCACTCTGGATGGTCAGGCCGCTAGAGCGAACCATGCCTCAATGGTGGTGGTTTTTCGTCCGGTACCGGGTGGGCCGCCGAAATTATCGACGGTGCCAAATTGCCGTCATTCTGCAAGATGAGAGGGAAAACAAATGATGCGATATCTATCTTACTTCCTGTGGTGGTTGCTGGGCAGACCGAGTCACTTTTGAGAAGGAGCAAATTGTGAATCAACGAATAACCGATTTATACGGCAACGACGATGTAGAGGCGATGTATCAGGCCGCGCTTGCTGTTCCCTTGACAGATAAAATTGAAATGGCGCTGTTGACTATACGCACTTATGAAAAGATGGCTCTTGAGCGCGATTCTGGCGGTTTCTATGAGTGCTTTTCTGGTGGGAAAGATAGTATCGTTATGGACAAACTCTTTCAAATGTCAGGAGTCAAGTTTACCCGCAACTATAACAACGTCACCATCGACCCGCCTGAACTTGTCCAGTTTATCAAGCGTGAATACCCTGGCACCACTTGGCACCATCCTATGCAGGGGTCACTCCCGATGTATATGGCACACAAGTCCTGCGGCCCCCCGACACGCCTTGCTAGATGGTGCTGTGAAATCTACAAGGAACAAGGGGGACGTGGGTTATTCAAGGCTATTGGTGTCAGGGCCGAAGAGTCAGCCAGGCGCAAGGGCATGTGGCAAACAGTGACACTTCACAAAAGCGACCTCTCCCCGATCCTCTCCCCGATCCTCTACTGGACCGAGGCTGACGTGTGGCGATTCATCCGAGACAACAACATGCCGTACTGTTCACTCTACGATGAAGGATTTAAACGCCTTGGTTGTGTCGGGTGTCCAATGGGGGGGGCCAAGGGGCAGGCAAGAGACTTTGCAAGGTGGCCGAAATATGAGGCACTTTGGAAGCGGGGTTTTGATGCCTACTGGAACAAATATAAAGGGACTCCCACGAAAAAAGGGGAAGACCGTTGGATTGAGAAATTCCCGACACAAGAGGACTTCTGGAACTGGTGGGTAAGTGGCAAGGCATACGAAGGCGACGAAGCAGACTGTCAACTATTTCTCTGGTAGGAGGGCATCATGTTCAAGGGGAGTAAATATCAAGAAGGTCTTTCAACTGTCGAGATCGCCAAACTGATCCGGGCAGACATCAAGCAGTGCTTTGCCGATGGAGTTCTGCCGGCCGGTTTGAAGGTTAGCATTCGCAGTGAGAAGTTCTCGGCAGGTTCAGCGATTGATGCTACCATCGTGGTGCCTCCAGGTGGGGATAAGGTCATCGCCACCTTCCCGGCTGCCGCCGCTGGCAGGTATACTCCTGTTGCCCAGAAATGGCTGGACACCATCAAGGCCACGATCCTCGCTTACAACTGCGACAACTTCGGCCACCCCACCGACGTCAACCAGACCAACTTTTACATCAGCATCAAAATCGTCCACGATGCACAGGAGGTATCACCATGAAAGAATCAGAACTCAGGGCACTGGCAACGTGTTCGGTATGCGGAAAGAAAATCGGGTCCTGTGGACTGCCGATGTTCTGGAAGGTCACCATTGAGCGGTTTGGTCTGGACGCAGGGGCTATCCAGAGACAGCAGGGACTGGGCATGATGATCGGCGGACAACTGGCGGCCGTGATGGGGCAGAACGAAGACCTTGCAACACCTCTGATGGACCCTATAGCCGCCTCAGTCTGCGAACTTTGCGCAGTGAAACCTATGGTGCTGGCTGCAGTCGCCGAAAGGAACGCACCATGACCAACTGCCCTCATTGTGGAGAACCCATAAATGCCGCATCCCTTCTCGGCAAGCAGAAGAAGACCATGACCGAGGCCGCGAAGTTGCAGAGGAAGAACGCGGCGATATCGAGCTGGGAGAAGCGCAGAAAAAAGAAAACAGAGAATTAACATTAGTGAAAGAAAGTTGTTGACAGCCTGTTTAACAGTTGTTATTGTGGGTCATCAAATAAACGGAGGTGGCAACTTGATACTCACACGGTTAAAAGAGGCAATGGTCGGCAGGGTTCCCGAGGAATTGGCCAAGAAGTCAAAGGGCGATTTCAGCAACATGACGGTACGGAGAGCTTTGGCAGGAGAGAACATCGACGATCTGAAAGCCAAGGCGATTGCAAGGATGTTGAAGGTCAAACTGGACGACTTGAAATGAACCGGAGGTGCAGCATGGGAATTCATCATCGACAGCAGGTTCCACCGATCCACTGGGCGAGAGCAGTCGGGACCATCATCGTAGTCTCAGTTCTTGTGGTCTGTTGCCACATGGCAGGCAAAGACGACATGGAGACCCAGAAGGTGATCATGTCCGAGCAGGAGAAGGAGCAGGTATTCAAGGCGACAAAGAAACAGCAGGATCGGGACGACCGCGCTGCCCTTCATTTTTATAACAAGTGGGCGAGAGGAGAGAAGTGATGGAAATCATCGACAACAGGGGGAGCAAATGATCGAGCTTATCACCGAGCATCCAGCGTTAATCATCCTTGTGTTCATGGCCGGTTGCGCCTCTGGGGTGCTGGTAATGTGTCTGTGCGCTATGTCAGGCAGGGGGAGCATGTGCGAGGACTGCGACTACGCGGTCAAGTTTGAAGAGTACAAAGAGAGGGTAGGGAAGGGACATGACTGAACTCTACCTTATCGGCGGATTGTTCCTAGTCTTGGGTGCGGCAATCCTGCTGATTGAGAAGTACGTCATGCCGCCCGACATTACCTGCCATTGCGACCACAGCAACCAGGGGCGCGAGTGCAAAGACTGTAAGGCAAAATAAATAAACTGGAGGGTTTATGAACAAGGAAATAGAAATCGCAAAGCAAATCCCTGCGTCAACAAATGTCACTCCCATGGCACTCATCGAGAGAGCATTGCAGACAGATGCCAGCATCGAGAAAATGGAGCAACTCTTCAACCTGCAACTGAGGTGGGAGGAGAATGAAGCGCGGAAAGCGTACCACCAAGCGGTCGCTGATTTCAAGGCTGAGAGCATCGTCATACTCAAGGACAAGAAAGTCGGGTATGAAAACAAGGACGGGTCGTTTACCGGCTACAAGCACGCGACTCTCGGCAACATCATCCTCTCAATCATCCCCGTCATGTCGAAATACGGTCTCTCCCATTCTTGGGATGTCTCGCAGGAAACCGAGATCACCGTTACGTGCCACTTAACTCACAGTATGGGGCATTCAACCCATGTCACAATGACGGCCGGCAAGGACGACAGTGGCAAGAAAAACCTCATCCAGCAGGTAGCATCAACCGTTACTTACTTGGAGCGATACACCTTGTTAGCCATTACCGGCATGGCCGCACAGGACCAGGACGACGATGGTAAGGCCGCCAGCAAAAAAGAAGAGGTTGAAACGATCACAGAAACTCAAGCCAACGACATCCTGGCACTAATTGCCGAGGTCAAGGCGGATGTCGCCAAGTTCTGCGTATATTATCATATCAATGCTGTGACCGAACTCCCCGCCACAAAATACAATCAGGCTGTCAAGGGCCTGGAATCGAAACGGGGGGCATAATGGACGAGATCATTCAAGGAACGGACGAGTGGAGACAACTTCGCTGCGGTTTGATAACCGGTTCAAGGATCTCCGACGTCATGCAGGAGAAGAAAGGCGTCGGCTATGCGAATTACCTTGCTCAACTCTGCTGTGAACGTCTCACAAACTGTGTTGTCGAGTCCTCTTTCAAGAACGGTTACATGGACCGGGGCAACGAGGACGAGCCGGCAGCCAGGGACTGTTACTCTTTCATCACTGGCAACGATGTTGAACAGGTCGCCTTTATCAAGCATCCGACAATCGAGTGCTTTGGGGTTTCGCCGGACGGTCTGGTCGGGACTGACGGCATGGTGGAAATCAAGCGCAAGATTCCGGCAATCCATATCGACTACATTTTCAAGAACCGAATCCCTCCTGAGTACGTCAAACAAATGACGGCCGAACTTGCCTGTTCCGGTAGACAGTGGAATGAGTTTGTTTCCTACTGTCCGGAATTGCCTGAGAACATGCAGCTATTCATCTGCCGGATGGAACGCAACGAGGCTGACATCAAGGCGATGGAGTCGGCGGTCCTGGCTTTCAATCAGTCAGTCGAGGATATGATCGATTCGCTCAAGAAACTCCGGCCATGAAACACAAGATCGTCGCATCCACTTCAGAACTCAAAAAACGAGCGGTAGCTATTATTGAATCTTTGCCGCTTGACCCAGTCCATGAGGTAATTATCAGGGAACACAAGAAAGACCGTTCGTTGGATCAAAATGCTCTTTACTGGCAATGGCTGACGATCATAGGAGGAGAACTAGGGGAGTCGAAAGAAACAGCCCATGAACGGTATAAGGATATTTATCTAGTCCATATCTATGAACGGGATGATCCCGATTACGCAGAGATGATACAATCACTACGTGAAGTGTGGAAACATGGGATGAAAGACCAAGCCATCGATCTCAGAAAAAAAATAGTAGCTTTGACTTCCACCACGACAGCAAACGTCAAACAGATGAGCGAATATATGACTGAAATAGAAAGAAGTGCGGCAGATCTAGGAATCAGATTGCCTCACCCGGAGGATTAAATGAGAACAAGACATTTCAAACTTGATGCTGCTCTGGCAGTAGCGGCGATATAGGAGGGACTGTGCATGCACCTGATAACTTGCCGAGATTGCAAGACTGAATTTTCGTCCAAATCCGGACTTTCAAAACTCTGCCAGGCTTGCAAGGTGAGGATACGCAGAGAATACCAGAACGGTTATGCCAAGACGCGAAGAGTCAGACGAGCGAAGAAATACGTTGCCCCTGTCCAGAAAGTAATCATCACTGAGGCAGAGCAACATGCAATCAACAAGCGAGTCGATGACCTCGGAGTTTCAGTGGACACTGGGAGGAGTCTCTTGGGGACTCCTGAGTTTGAAGAAGTTGCACGGCAGTATTGCCGAAGGTAGGGTGTCAGTGATCACCGAGATAAAACCCTACGAGAAGACAGAGACCTTCACCATTGAAAAGCGGGTTGTTCGCCGGGCGCACTACGGGATGATCTACCTCACAATGCCACCCGACACGGTCAACCGGAAGTTTCGGATAACCGTTGAAGAGATCGAAGAATGAGATTATAGTGCGTACAAAAACACCTCTCCCGTGTGCGGATAAAGGATGAAAATGGACGCTTCAAAGATCAGGGCATTCAGGAAAGAACTGGGTTATTCCATGGGGGATTTCGCCCTGTGCGTGGGAGTCCCGAAGTCCACCTATCAGAGGTATGAGGATGGGACGGCCCAGGTTCCGCCGGCAGTGGTCAGGGCCGCCTTAGAACTCCAGCAGGTAGACCGTGAATTCTTCAGCACTATGGGGGACAGGATCAAGGCGAACCTGCCCCATGGTATCTGTCCGAATGAGGCACGGCCATGAAAACTTTAGCACAACGATTTTGGGAAAAGGTTGTAAAAACTGATTTTTGTTGGGTATGGGCCGCCAGACTAGACCCCCAAGGATATGGCAGGTTCAGGGTGCTGGACAAAATGCAAAAGGCTTCACGAGTGGCGTGGGAACTGACGCACGGTTCTATACCTAAAGGCGAGGGGGCACACGGGATTTGCGTTTGTCATAAATGTGATAACCCGAAATGCGTCAATCCCGACCATTTATTCTTGGGTACTCACAAAGAAAATATGGAGGACTGTAAATCAAAAGGAAGGTACAAAAACACCCCACAGATAGGCATGTCGGCTAAAAATGCAAAACTCACAGATTTGCAGGTGTATGAGATAAGGCTGTTGGCGGGGACTATGCGGCAGATAGACATAGCTAAAAGATACAACATTAACCAACCGACAGTAAGCAGAATTATACTCAGGCAATCTTGGAGGCATTTATCCGAATGACAGAGCAGGAATACGAAGATTTGTTGCAGCACCGGAGGGAAGGCAAAAAGGTGTCCGCCCCTTTCATCGGAATGCCGCCCAACATCAAGCAGGGAGGCTTCATCGAGGACGACGCGGCAAGGTCCATACCTATACCGCAGGACAAACCCGTTCGGCCTTCAAAGAGGTGGAAACTGAAGATGGCATGTCCGAGAGAAGATGATGAACAGGCGGCACTTGCAAAGTACCTTCATCTGCTGGCGAAAAAGTACGGGTTTAAGTGGGCACATCCGCCCAATGGTGGTGACAGGGATGTGCGGGTTGCCGCCCGGCTGAAATCCCACGGCGTCTCCAAGGGTCTGCCAGACATTCTCATTTTTGGATCTCCGCCGAACCATCCCCATGCACCAGGTTGCGCTCTGGAATTGAAGCGCAGGTCGGGGGGAGTAGTCTCGACTGAGCAGCAGGAATGGCTGGACTATCTGGAAGGGATGGGATGGTGCGTGACAGTGGCCTGCGGCTGGGAGGATGCGAAGAAATATCTCGATAAAATCGGATGGGCCCACTGAAAGGACTGTCATGGGACAAGCAAGCAGAAGGGGAACCTTTGAACAGCGTAAATCTCTTGCCATTCAACGAGAGCAGGAAAGGCTAGAGGCAATCGAGTCGACCCGGCGCATCCGGTATCAACAGGAATGTGCGGCTTACGACACTATGGTCTGGTGGCAGATAGATATAACCGAACAGCGACACGAGCGAATTGTACGCAAAAGAACACAGAGTCAGATGATGATGGCTCAACTTTTCGGCATGGCTTACGGTGCTGGGTGGGGTGGTATAGGTGGTATCCGAGGGTATTAATTTAGTCGGAAGGACTGTCATGGAGAAACGAATTCAACTTGTAGAAGATCACGCTGCCGATATGCTGGCAACCCTGGTGCTGCCGAAGAACTCTGGCAAGGGAACGTGGCGAGACTGCGATCCTCATTATCTACTGGAGAGGTTGAAAGAGGAAGTGGAAGAACTCTCTGGCGCTTTATGGGGATATCTCCATCAGGGAGAGTCAGCAGATCGGGTGGTCTCAGAGGCATCGGACGTATCAAATTTCGCGGCCATGATAGCCGATGTCTGTCGGAATCGAAAAGTTTAGCCATGGTGATATTTCTCTTGCGTTACCGGATGAGTTCAGATATTAATTGCTCATAACAATCAAATAACAAACGCATCATGCAGGATGTGTTTACCCCAAAGGTGACGGAGTGTAAACTCCTCAACCCCAGAAGGCCCCGCGAGTGCTGCATCACTCAGAGGGCCTTCGCCTTTTTTCAGAGTGCAAGTGATAGTGTTATGGTTTGTCGGGAGGTGTTGTGAGTAAATCCAAAAATTTCTTCTATCGCATCAATCCTAATGAGGTCCTGGGCGAGGTCATATTCGTCGAAAATAAAGAGAAGTGGTTCCTTCAGTTTTTCAATGATCTCCGAAAAGATGATCCCGAGACCGCAGTGACTGACATGGCTAAAGGAATAATCTTAGAGGCCCATGGATTCAGGGAAAAGAGATCGAAAGCAGGGAAGGCAAGTGCTGAACAAAGGGCCATCAAAGAGCAACAAGAGGCAACATATGTTGAACATATGTTAGAAGATGTTGAACACGAGATCAACACAACCCAACCAGTAGCAATAGCAGTAGCAGTAACAGAAGCAATACCAAAGAAAGAATCAAAACCAAAACCGGTCGCGGTGCTCCCCGAGTGGTTGCCTCTTGATGCTTGGCAGGGGTATGTTGAGATGAGGGTAAAGATCAGAAAGCCGATGACTCCGTACGCATCAGAATTAAGAATCAAGGATCTGGATAAACTGAAGGCCGAGGGTCACGACCCTGCTGGTGTGCTGAACCAGAGTACGGCAAACTCATGGACCGACCTGTACCCGATAAAGGAGAATGGAAATGACCGACCAAGAACTGCAGGAAGCACAGGCCAGACTGGAAGAAAAACGGGACTTGTTGAAGCAAACGGGGTTGGAACCGATTTCCTCTCCTGATTTCGATATGCAGCCTGGCGGGGTGTGTCCAGACTGTGGTGGTCAGATGACCAAAGTTCCTGTGATGGGGGATCATATCGAGTTTTGTAGTGGTTGCAGGGAAGAGGCTGATAGGAAATCAGATGAGATTAAAAAAAAGCAGGAGGATGTGAAGAGATCGCGCAGGATAAGTGAAAATCTGCAACAGTGCAGCATCGGACAGAGGTTTATGGGCATGTCGTTCGATGACTACAAACCATCCAATCCAAAGGCTGCATCGGTTCTGAAAGAGTGCCGGGAATATGTTGAAGGTTTCGGGGATAGGTCAGGATCAAACATCCTGATGATCGGCGCCCCTGGCACTGGCAAGAATATGCTGGCGGCCATCATCGGCCAAGAGATCATCAAGCGGGACTTCTACTTTCTTCACACCACGGCCATGAAACTGGTACGCAAGATCAAAGACTCTTGGCGCAACAAGGAAGAGAGTGAGCAGTCGATAATCGATTCCTTCGTGTCTCCGTCCCTGCTGGCAATCGACGAAGTGGGAGTCCAGTTCGGCACACCTACAGAGCAACTCTACCTGACCGAGGTGATCAATGAGCGGTACGAGAAACGCCGGCCGACGATCCTGATCAGCAACCTGAAGTTGTCTCAGATCACGGAAATAATGGGGGAGAGGGTGATCGACAGGTTTTATGATGACGGCAGCAAATTTCTGGTGTTCGACTGGGACAGTTACAGAAGGCGGCCGAAGACCGAGGGGGTGGCGGCATGAGCAGAGAACGTCACAAGATGATGGCCGGCAAACTTTATGAACTGATGGCGCAGGGACACATCGAGGGGGAGTTTAACGAGTCCTTTATTGAATCGGTCCATCTCAGGATACTCGCGGGTATGCCTTTGACCGAGAAGCAGGGCACTAAGCTGGAAGAACTTTTCGAGAGGTATTGAGATGGAACCAGAAATCACCAAAGAACAATATCTGGAGTGCGTGGCCCTGAGTAAGCAGTACGCCCCGGTCGTCCTGCCGGTCCAGTGGAAACGTGTCTATCCCGCAGACCCTGTTTACGCGGATCAGTACCATTACGAAAGTATCAATGGCCTGCGTGTCATCTTCACGGCAGACAACCTCGAGGGTGATGGGAAAACCTGGCTGCACGTCAGTCTCTCCCGCAAATCGAGAATCCCCACCTACGAAGATATGTGCGAGGTGAAGGACGTTTTCGTCGGCCGCGACCGGCAGGCCCTACAGATATTTGTGCCGGCATCAAAGCACATCAACATTCATAAATATTGCCTCCATTTATGGTGCTGTATTGAAGGTGACAACCTCCCTGATTTTGGACGTTACGGAACTATTTAAAAGCACTGGAGTGTTTCTGTATGTCAAAATTCCAAAGAATTGAATATTGGCAGAACCGGTACCAGGAACAAAAAACTGACAAAGAAAACAATAAGCCGGTTGACCCTATAACAGGGCTTACTGCTATTGATCTTGCTTACTTGGCCGGCTTAATTGACGGTGAAGGATGCTTGGGCATAGGCAAGAGTGTTAGAGGGATACATATTCCAACCATCCAAATCATTATGTGCGACAAAGAAATAATAGAATGGCTCTGTAATGTTTTTGGCACTGCGCTCAAAACAAGAATTGAAAAACCACCGCACAGAGCACAGTACCATTGGCGAATCCAAGGACATAGAGCCGTAAATCTAGCTTGTTTACTTTTGCCATTTTTGAGAGTGAAGGCGAAACAAGCAGAGGTTTTTGTCTCTTTTGGGAAAACCTATAGCGATGATGGGTGGGAAAAGGTTTTGAGTGAAGATATTAAATTAAAAAGGGATTCCATGTGTGATGAAATCCGGATTCTAAACAAAAGAGGATGTTGACTGGTGAGATCCCGGCGCCACCACAACACCAGTGGTATCAGACAGATCGCCCGGGGAAGATGTGCCGACCAGGTAGAGCAAATCGCAAAGAGAATGGGGGTGGTATTCGTGGCAACAAATTTCAAAGTCAAGCCGTACCGGGATAAGAGATATCTTGAATGGATCCGGTCTCAACCTTGCGCTGGGTGTGGGTGGCCTGCTCACCTTGGGAACATAGATGCCCACCATGTAGAGACAGGCGGGACATCAACGAAGTGTGGGGATGATATTACTGTGCCTTTGTGCAACGCGAACGCAAGGGGCTGCCACCCGAAAGCAGATAAGACACCTGACTCAGTTAAAAAGTACCTGCCGCTTGCGAAAAGCTATTTTGCTCGTTACAGAACTGGCGTATCGGCCTAGTCGCGGCATAGGAGAGGAAATGATGCAAATTGTGGATTTATTTGGCAATGACGATACTGAGGCCATGTATCAGCAAGCCCTTGCTGTCCCTCTGGCAGAGAAGATCGAGATTGCCCTGCTGACGATCCGCAGTTACGAGGCTATGGCGCTGAAACTGTCACCGGATGGCTATTATGTCTGTTTCTCAGGCGGCAAGGATTCAATCGTCATGGCGAAGCTGTTTGAAATGGCGGGAGTAAAGTACCGGCTCTTTTACAACAACGTGACTATTGACCCGCCGGAGCTTGTCCAGTTTATCAAACGAGAATACCCACAAGCAAAGTGGAATCACCCCATGCAGGGCAATCTCCCAATGCACATGAAGTTTAAAAGCAACGGCCCCCCCACAAGGTTATCACGGTGGTGTTGCGAAGTTTACAAAGAGCAAGGCGGCACTGGATACTTGAAATCAACCGGAGTAAGGGCGGCAGAGTCGCCACGTCGAAAAGGTATGTGGAAAATAATCAACAACAACAACGGCGGCATGATTTTATGTCCAATAATCTACTGGACGGATGCGGATGTATGGCAGTTTATTCGAGAAAACAACATGCCATACTGTTCCCTATATGATGAAGGTTTTAAACGTCTCGGCTGTGTAGGCTGTCCAATGGGCGGCAAAAATCGTTTATTAGAGTTTAAACGCTGGCCCAAGTATGAAGCAATGTGGAAACGAGGCTTTCAGGTCTATTGGGACACATGGAAAGGCGTACCGCGCCGAGATGGCGGCCCACGCTGGATTGAGAGAATGAACAGCGTTGAGGAACTTTGGGATTGGTGGCTACAGACAGAAAACGTCAACGACACAGATAACGCAGATTGCCAGATGTTTCTTTGGTAGTCGCGGCATAGGGGAGGAAATGACACAATTAAATAATTATAATAATTTTCATCTTGACTTACATAAGCGCTTACGATATAGTGGTTACAGGCTGGAAATTAAACAGGGGGTAATGATATGAAAACTCTTCCTAAGAAATATTCAAAAATGATCGCCAGTATTGAAAAAGAGCAAGACGGATATTTCATAAATACGCAGTCAGGGTATTCAATACCTGAGAACGGGACACACACCTATTCTGTTGACACATGGGCGGACGTGAAAGACGCACTATGGTTGATTAAACCCTGTGAGTGCCAACAATGCCAAGCCGAGAAAGAGGCCCCGCAAGCATGGGGTGTTTATTCAGATACGGTCTACGTTGGTGATGTAGCAACGGTTAAGAGGTAAAATATGAACTGCCCCCACTGCCAACAACTCATACCAGATAACCTCATAGCAAAGCACCTCGCCTCTAAGGGGGGCAAGAAGTCAAAGCGCACTCTGACACCAGAAGCTCAAGCTAAGATGCAAGCGGGCCGCAAGAAGGTTAGTCCACAACCCTGATGGAGAAAGGAGATGAGGATGAAAACGTCGATAGCGTTAAAAAAAGCCAGGATATTGCAAGATAAAATTGATGCATTATTGCAAGAGCATAACAAAAAGTTGCGGGAAATATTAGATGATGAATCAGCTCATTTCTGCGACCAGCCAGGGGACGGATGGTGTATAGCTTATCGTGGTGGTAACGACAACGCTGCGGTGCATTTTCTCGTCATTGATTCTATAATGGAAATGACAGGGAAGGAGTTGCTTGAAGCGATAGATAAAGCTGGTATATGAGTCAGTCGAGATAACGAATAAGGAGGCGATATGAAACGCAAATGCTGTGACACAGAAATAGGCCCACACAGAATAGCATCGGCTGACGAATTAGAAACACTGAAACAAGCTGTCAGAGAATATCTTGAGCGTCCCTCGTGCGATGGTAAACAGCCCGAAAGAACCCAAATGAGAATGAAACTTGCGGTACTTTCCGTTTAGCCCTCCTGAGTGGGGAGAAAGGAGACAGGGATGAGTCAACCTATAACTAGACCGAAAACAGCTTTGAAATGCCCCTTTTGTGGTACACGTCCGACAATGGAGCCGTGGCATGGAGGAGGCCCGAATAAACATCTGATAGGCTGTGTCAGTGTACGCTGTGAAGTTTCACCAACAGTCACAGGGGAATCACCAGAAGAGGCAATTAAACACTGGAATCGGCGAAAGGGGTAGTTTAGCGGCCACGGCCAAGGGGAGAGTGGAGAATGACTTTTGAGGAATTCTGGAAAAAAGAAACAGATAGAGAACCTGACTTTACCCAAGATAGAGATTTTGATGCAAGGGTTTGTTGGCAAGCTGGTTACGCCGCTGGCAAAGAAAGGGCGGCGGAGATAGCAGAAACAAAAGGAATGAATCAAGATTGTCTCGGCGAACCTATCGGATGGTATGTGCACCGCGTAGGCATGGCTGAGGATATTGCCGAGGCAATCAGGAGGGACAATGGAAAGTATATTTTGTAAAGGGCAAAACTGCCCAATAAAAAAGAACTGTGTTAAATATCGGAGTTATTCTCGGCTGCCTATGAACACGTTTCACTGGTATGGCATTGCTCCCGGTAGATGTGAGTCTTTTGAGGCAATCAGGGGGAGGGACGGAGAATGAGCGATACGATATGCAAAGAATGTGGTAATGATATTTCTATTGTAAGCCATAAATCACATTGTAGTGACTATGCAGACCCGAAAGTTGAGCAGCATATTGAAAGCATGTATGAGCGCGTGTTGCGGGGGAAAGATACTGAAATCAAGCGCCTCACCGAAGAGGTAGAACGGTTGAAAGGATTGGTAAGCGACAAAAACATATTAATTAAAAACATGGAGTCAGTAATCGTACCTTTTGAAATTGTCTCGGAAGATTCAGCAATTAAATATAATCAAAAATTAACTTGTATGGAGTTTCTACAAAAGGTCTTTGATGATGGGAAATTCGCTGCTGGATTAGAACTACAGACAGAGGTGGAACACTTGAAAGAAGAAAATCGAGTTCTGCGCCTGATGGGAATTCAACGGGACAAATACGCAGAAGAACAGTACAATAGGGCAGAATCCGCACAGAAAGAGACGGCAAGAGAGATAGTGGAGATGATAAGCCAAGCGTTAGAATTGAAAGCAGGCCAAAGAGCAATTATTATCGATGAAATCAAGTCTCGCTACGGAGTGGAGTGAGTCTCATCGCTATTGTAATTGACAAAGCCGCTTGACAGGATTATTGTCTCCAAAAGTTACAAACACCTAAGAAATAAGGAGTCGGTCATGTCCACCAAAATCGAGATCTGCGTAGAACCTGATGGAACTTTTTCACTGGAAGCAGGGGAAAGAGAAGAGGCACCACCAGAGGATCAAGCGGAGGGCGGTGAGAAACAGACCTTCAAGACCAAGGAAGAGGTGCTGTCGGCTGCTAGCCAGTTGCTGGACGCTGCATCGATGGGCCCCCCTGGTGATGGTATGGCCACGGACGACGCAGGCCTCACAGAGGATCCTGCTGCGGCCGGGCAGGAAGACCAGGCAATGCAGGACAGTTATCGTAAAGGTGTCGTCCAATAAGCAGGAGATAAGCCATGAACCCAAAGCAGCTACTGTTGATGATCTTCATATCCGCTTCACTGGCGGCGATCAACACGGCTGCTTTGATTATCTGGGCAGGGAGGTAATATGGGTGAGAGAGAATCCATATTGGCGATATCGCTCAACCTCATGTCTCTAGCCCTATCTGAATTGGTGGGTGATTGCATGGATGCAGAGGGTAAGCCGAAAGCACCGGACTACCGCACACTGATGAAAATGCGTGGCGTCCTCCCCCCATACTGTGAACACTCGCTCAATAAAAAAGTGGTGGTCAAGCCGTGAGCAAGGAAGAGAAACCCCTCCAGATCCCTGCGGTGATCACCAAGATATCCAGCCACCCCGCAGGAGGGCACAACATCAACTTCCATATACCAGAGACTGAGGCACTGCAGGTTCGCCCTCTGGTTGGTACGGAGAATCGCCAACAGTATATCCTCTTCCTGGTGAAGGGGGATAGAGCAGAGGTCCCGACACCCAAGAAGGGGAAAGTAAAAGATGCTGCGGAGGATGGGTTGAACATGGGGGAGGTGGAGGAGTGGGCACAATGAAGCTACCGGTAAAACGAGAAATGTTCGCGCAGGGAATAGCACAAGGGATGACGCAAACAGATGCGTTCAAAAAGTCTCGTGATGTCAGTAAGATGACAACCAAAACTATTCAAGAGCAAGCATGCCGTTTGATGAAAGATGGCAAGATTTTAGCAAGAATTGCCGAATTACAGAAACCAGTCCTCGAAAAAGTACAGATGACCCTCGAGTCCCACCTGAAAGATCTCCAGACTCTCCGCAACGCAGCATCGAAAGCAAAGCAATACAGTGCAGCTATCTCAGCCGAGATCAGCAGGGGGAAAGCGTCAGGCCTCTACATTGAGAGGACTGAAGCAAACGTCACGGTTGACGCCAGCATTGAAGTCATCTTCGGTGACAAGTAACCGATGGATGCCCGGCTAAAGATCCAGGTCAGATTCCCGCCAAAATTAGCACCGATGTTCCGTCCCATGCGCTACAAGGTTATGTATGGTGGCCGCGGTTCCGCCAAGTCCTGGTCGGTGGCGCGGGCCCTGCTGATCCTGGGGAGCAGGAAGAAACTCAGGGTCCTGTGTACCAGGGAGATTCAGAAGACCCTGGCCGACTCAGTCCATAAACTACTCAAGGACCAGATCGAGGGCATGCAGCTTGACTGGTTCTATGACGTCCAGAACAACATCATCCGCGGCCGGAACGGCACGGAGTTCCTGTTCACCGGCCTTTCTGATCTGACCGCTCACTCGATCAAGTCATACGAAGGGGTCGACATTTGCTGGGTGGAAGAAGCGCAAACGGTTACCAAGAAGTCGTGGGACCTTCTCTGCCCGACGATCCGCAAAGAAGACATGGTCACCCTCGAGTGCTCAGAGATATGGGTTACGTTCAACCCGGAACTCGACACCGACGCCACGTACGTCAGGTTTGTCACCAACCCTCCCGCCAATGCCTGGGTGTGCTTCATCAATTACACTGACAATCCATGGTTTCCGAACGTCCTCGAGCTCGAGAGGTTGCACTGTCTGGCAACTGCACCGGACGATTACGATAACATCTGGTTAGGCGCATGCAAGGCCGCGGTCGCCGGCGCCATCTACGCCAAAGAAGTTGCCAAGGCCCAGGCCGAGCAGAGGGTGACGTTCCTGCCGTACGATCCGAACCTCAAGGTGCATGCAATCTGGGACCTGGGCTTTGCGGACAACATGGCGATCACCATGGTGCAGCGGTCCCGGTCGGAGGTCAGGTGCATCGACTACCTCCAGGTCAACAAGACTACGACTGACGAGTGTGCAATCCTTCTTAGGCAGAAGCCGTATAACTGGGGATTCATGTTCCTGCCCCACGACGGGTTCTCCGAGGAGCGGAAGACCGGGACCACAGACGCCAAAATCCTGGCCAAGTACAGGTTCAGGGTTAAGCGTGTGCCGAAGACCAACGAAGAGGACCGGATCAAAGTCGGCCGGGCAGCCTTCCCGCGGTGGGTATTCGACAAGGAGAAGACCAAGGACCTGCTCGAGTGTTTGAAACGATACCGGCGCCCTGAGAGAGCGAACGGTGCGGATGCCACTCCGATACACGATGAGTATAGCCATGGCTGCCTGCCGGCCGGCGAGAGGGTGTTGCTGGACAGAGGACTGGTGCCCATTGAAACAGTTCAAGCCGGCGACAAAGTTATCCTGCCAACGGGTGACCAGGGCCTAGTGATCAATGCAGGCGTGTCCGGGCTGTCAAAAAAACTGGTAACCATCACCCTTGCGGATGGAAAAAAACTTCGGGTCACACCGAATCACAGGATGCTGACGCTTAATGGTATTGTATTCGCTGGAGACTTGGTGTATGGTGACTCCATCTTAATTGATGGAGGTGTATTATGGCCGGCGATGTTGTCGTTTTCGATGGACGCAGGTATCGGTTTACGGGAAAGTATTTCTATTGTCATGATAAATGGAAGCAGACACCAAGAGCACTCCACAGAGACATGTGGATCAAAGCAAACGGACCAATCCCCGAGGGGTATGATGTCCACCATATTGACGAAGATAAGCGCCACAACGATCTCTCTAATTTTGAACTGCTTCCCAAGTCGGAACACATGCGGCACCACGGTCTCAAAGGGTCGTGGCAAGTCAGTGATCGTAACACCAGAGAGATCCTGCCTGCAGCACGGGAACTCTCCCACGAAGCAAGGCGCAGGCCAGAGAACAGAGCAAGAAACGCCGAGCGATGGAAAACAAACGCTGCCATCCAGAAATGGATTGGGTCCCCTGGAGCCATGGCCGCACTTGAGAAAGCCCAACTTGCTGCAAGGGAGTGGCACGGCACAGAAGAAGGCAGAGCATGGCATAGCGCAAACGGGAAGGCAGCATGGGAAAAGCGTCAACCTGTGGCTAAGAATTGCACAGTCTGTGGCAAGGAATATGTCACTTACTACCCTACCAAATCAAAGTTCTGCGGCAAGAATTGTAAAGCTCGAGACTTCAGACGTAGAAGGGCAGCCAGTCTACAACCTGACGGTGGAGAAGCATAACTGTTACCTGGCCGAGGGGATGCTGGTCAGCAATAGCGACTCATTCGGTTATGCCTGCCAGGTCATAGAAGAGATGACCAACGACGACCCGATCACAACGATGCCGAGGATAGATGATTTCCAGCCGATCAGTCGGACAATGGGGTATTGAGGAGAGAGTATGTTCGGCATTTACTTTTGGAAGTGGGGGATGTGGGTGAGGGTGTTCGGGGCTCTGGCGTGGGTGGCTGTGGATGATGGATCGCCACTGCTGTTCAGCGAACGAGAAGGGTACAGGAAAGTTTATCGAGTGGCAGGGTTGAAGTTCAAGTTTGAGGGGAGGAGAGGGAGATGACAGGACTATATGCATTTATCAATGAAGACAAAGTGGCTGAGTTTATGCGGAAAGAGTGCAAAGAGGCGATGATCAATGCCTGCGAACCGGTCATCCAAGAGGCTATGAAGAAGATCGAGTCCACTCTCAGGAGGGAGGTTGGCAGCATCGTAGTTGGGATGATACGGCAAGACATCAATGTACTCAGGAACGGTCAAGACCTAGTGATCACGGTTCTGCACAGGGAGTCAAAAGTTTAGCCCCATCAAACAGAGTGCCAGAAAAGACGGGGAAACACTTCAGAAGTTTAGCCGCATCAAACAAAGGAGGAGGGGATGAAGACAGCAATCTATATCGAGGATGGTGTTGTGCAGTTGGTGATCACACCCGAGTCAGAGTTCGAGAAGAATGTCCTGACATCATTTGAGAAAGAACCTCTGCAATGCAAGATATTCTCTGGATCCTTCTATGACTGCCGGGGGGGATGGGTGAGGCAGAATGAATTCCGCGAACCTCATGGGTTTTCCGCCTACAATACCGACAACAACGACAAGAGCATCATAATTCGGATAGACCCGGAAACAAAACCAGCATAAGGAGGAGGGAAGCATGCAAAGCATGGGAACAACAGGAGAGAATGACGGTATGATCGATGACGTCCAACCGACCGCCGAGGAGCAGGCGGCCACAGCCCTGCAGAACCTGCTGGTCACAGTGACAGGGAGGATGCCGCCGGCAGGGGCGTGTAAGGAGTTCGTCGGCCTGCTCACTGCTGCAGCAAGGGATTCACTGATGGCCGCGGCAATCGAGAACATGCAGATCGCCAACAATCCGATGATCGTTATTGATAACGAAGCAATCGCCAGGGGTTGCATTATCAGGCCTGGCAAGGTTGTTGACTCAGACGCTGCAAAGCCGGTCGAAGCATCCAAGAAGAAGTAGCACAAATAGCGAGGAGGGGTATTATGAAACTGGCAATAATCATTCTGGCAATCCTCACCATATCTCTGGTGGCAAACTATCTGCGATGGGGATATGACAGCACGGACGACAAAAGAGCCGGCCGGATGTTTGGCAAGCGGTCAGGCTTGACAATCTACACTGACAACCTGACAGGGGTTCAGTATATTAAGGGAGGCCTGTTCGGCGGTGTCCATCCTCGTCTTGATAAGGATGGGAAACCAATATTGGCAATCAAGTAGCACAAACGGAGGGGGCGGATATGAGACCTGAACAGGTAAGACAGCGACCGCATCATTTTATACGGAGGTGGCCGAGGGCAAAGAGGCTGTTGCGTGGACCGGATGAAATATTCAGGGTCTACACATCTGACAAACCAACTGCTGCAGAGAGAGGTTTGGATATGGCCGGACAAGCCAAAAGAGACTGCCCCAAGGGATGGAAGTTTGTGCGGGACAGATCAGGCGTCCCCTGTGAAGGGGTCCGGGTAATGTTTTTTAGATCAGGGAGTGAGTAGCACAAACCAAGAGAGGGAGGGATGTATGGGACAAATTACGCTACCATGTGAGTCGGGGCAGGTATCAGATGGGTATCACACCTTCGACGAACTCTATGCCCATCGGTGTGCCCTGTTCGTTGCCCTGATGCTTCACAGCAATACCAAGGGACCTGTCTGGCGATCACTGCTCCACGATGATGGGACTATGTTTGACGGGTGGTTCATTGCCGGTATGTCCTTGCCGACTGGGCCCATTACTTACCATCTGCCTATTGAGATGTGGGACACGCTCAACGACCCGGGAGTCGCCACCCTGAATCAGGCCTTCCCTTGGGACGGGCACACTCCCGCGGATGTCGTGCAGAGGCTGAACGACTGGATCATGCTGTGAGCGACTGGGACAGATTCCACCGGAAGTTCCAGGCAATCATCCAGCCGGTCATCGACAGGCTTGACCAATTCAATTTGAAATACATGGAGGATCAAATGAGTCAGTTGGACAAGCAGGCACAAGCCGAGGCTGAAGAAATATCAGATTTTATTCAATCGTTCATCGCAGAAAGACTTCCGGCCGGGCTCACCCCTGAGATGAAACTGATTCAGACTGACATCATGCTTGAGGCCATCGAGTGGGGTGCCAAATGGCAGGAGCGCAAGTCAATCGAAGAGCGCAGGATCATCGGTGTCTGAGATCCGCCTAGCCAAGATAGTCTACCAGGTTGCCAAGATGCTGGTCGGCCTGCTGGAGAAGGAATTTGGCCTCGGCAAGAAGGGGCATTACATACCTGTGGTCACCACTATTGATGACATTCAAGTCGGTAAGAATTCGCGGGTGGTGATCATCAACAAGGGGGGAGAATGAAGCGTCTTATTATCGGGTTGCTGTTGAATGGCGGTGCTACCGTCTGTGCTGTCTACGGGCTTTATTTCCACGTTGAACCAGCAAGGAACGTGATTCTCTTTCTGGTTTGGGTGGGAGCTGCGCTAACCCCCTTGGTTTTTATGTGTGATGATTCCAAGCGAAAGGTTCGCGCAACAGGTCGGTCTATACCAAGATGGGTGGCGGTCACAAACGACATTGCCATTATGGTAATGTTGGCAAGTGTGGGCAGGTTCTTCTCAGCTGCCGCCGTCCTCTGGCAGATGTGTTTTGAGACGGCGATTTACGAAGGCGACGACTGACGGGTGATCATCAATAAAGCGGAGGGGTGACTATGTTCTGGTCGAAGTGTTTGGTTTCCGAAGGGGTGGTAGATTTTGTGCGGCAAATGATGGCGCATCCAGAAGACTGGCGGCAGGGGCAATACTGTTTTGGTAACACAAAGCACCCAGACATCCAGATATGGACAGCTAATGGCGTCGGTTATATCGACATAGGGGGTAATAAGTGCTTCAACATCGCCGAAAAAAGATACATTGCTGACGGCATCAAAAAAACAATCGCTTTACGCCTTCTGAATAAAACAGTTGACAAAGATGAACAGCCTGTAATATCTTGCGCTTAATTTTGTACCCGGCGCACTAAGTCGCCGAACTCAGCCGTGCGAAAGCCCTGCTGTCCATTCCTTTTATAAGGGGTGTGCAGTGGGGCTTTCCTGTTTGGTGGACAAATGGACACACAGCAGATCGAAATAGACGGCATGGAAGACAAACTCCCCGAGGATATCCAGTCTCTCTTGGATGAACTCCGGGCAGCCAAGAACATCAAGATCGATTCCATTGGCAAGGAAGTCGCCAGGAAACGTGACGATGCGATCAAGTTCCGCAAGCAATCAGGGATCGAGGACGTCTGGAACGAAGATCTCGAATTCTACCTCGGTGTCGACGACGGCAACCGTGATCAGATCAGTTGGCAGAAGTCACCCTCCACAGGCGGTGGGATATCCAAGACACCTTCCGCATCGACAACCCGCTGCACATCCTTTTTCAATATCACCCGTCAGTTCGTAGAGAGTGCTTCAGCCAGGATGGGGGATATCCTCCTGCCGGCCGGCGACTGGAACTTCTCGGTCAAAGCTACGCCGGTCCAGGATGACGAGAGTGCTGCCGGTGGGCAGCCACAAGTCCCGCAGGTACCCGGGGCACCCACCGCTCCTATCGACCCCATGGCACCGGTTGACCCGACCATGCCCGGCGTCCCGGCCGCACCCCCTGCACCATCCCCAGAGAAGACATCTCCCCGCCAACTCGAAGCCGAGAAGAAAGCCGAGAAGGGCGAGACAAAGATTCAGGATTGGCTGGTCGAATCGAGTTACCACACAGAGGTCCGCAAGGTTATAGAGGACGCTGCCAAACTTGGCACAGGCATACTCAAGGGCCCCTATCCTGATAAATACACGGTACGCAAGGCACTGGAGACTCAGGGACGCACATCCCTTGAGATCACAACCGCAGTGGGACCGAAGTCCAGGTCTGTCGAGTGTTGGAACCTGTTTCCTGACCCGGCCTGCGGTGACGATATCCACAAGGGTTCGTACATCCTCGAGCGGGACTTCCTCAACGCCAAACAGTTGAAGGACCTCAAGGGTCTCAAAGGTTACCTGTCGGAGCAGATCGACCTGGTGCTCGACGAAGGCCCGTACAAAAAGAACTACGATGACGGCCGGCGCCTACATCAGCAAGATACCGCGGACTCCGAGGAGTACGAGGTCTGGTACTACTATGGCCTGGTGGACGTTTCCGACTTGTCGGCCATGAACGTCAAGACCGTGGGCAAGAACAGCACGAAGGAAATGCTGCCGGCAATCGTGACCATGGTCAACGACACACCGATCAAGGCCTTCGTCAACCCCCTGGAGTCTGGTGAGTTCCCATATGACCTCATGCCCTGGCAGCGCAACCCCGGCAGCCCGTGGGGGACAGGTATCGCACGGCAGGGTCGCACCCCGCAGGAGATGCTGAACTCAGCCGCCCGTGCCCTGATGGACAACGCCGGCCTTTCAAGTGGGCCGATGATGGTCATCCGCCAGAATGCAGTCGTGCCGGCCAATGGTCGCTGGGAACTCACCGCCCGGAAGATCTGGTGGGCGACTGAGCAGGGCGACTTCAAAAAGATGGAAGACGCCTTCCTGGCCGTCAACATCCCGATGATCCAGCAGGAACTGACAGCCATCATCCAACTGGCCTACAAGATGATGGAGGATGCTACGGGTATCTTCTTCATCATGCAGGGTCAGCAGGGGACGGCGCCGGATACCGTTGGCGGGATGGAACTGCTGCACAAGAATGCCAGTGCCATCCTTCGCAGGTTGGCCAGGATCTTCGACGAGCGAGTCACCGAACCCCACATCAAACGCTACTACGAGTATCTGCTTCTGCACGGCCCCGAAGACTGCAAGGGGGACATGAAGATACAGGCCATCGGATCTACCTCATTGGTCGAGCGCGAGATCCAGGCGATGGAAGCAGTCATGCTCCTGCAGCTGGCAGCCAACCCGATCTACGAACTCGACCCGGCCAAGGCCATGATTGAGGTCCTGAAGTCCAAGCGGATGATCCCTGACAAATGGGTCATGGACGACGCCAAGAAAGCCGAGATGGCCAAGAAGGTGCCGATGGTCCCAGCGATTGAGGTGCAAAAAATTAAATCCGCAGATGTAGACAAACAAATTGCCCACGAAAAGGACATTGCAATAGCAGGGCAAACTATACAAAAACATAAGATCGATGTAGACCGATCGCACGAAAATATCTATGCCGAAACAAAAGCACAAGAAGTTCAGACCAACGCAGAGATGAGAATAAGAGAACTGATGGTCAAAAGGGAATTAGCAATGCTTCAGTATGCAACACAGGAAAAAATATCGCTTGACCAAATCAAAGAAAAACTTGCGTCAAATAGCATGAAATTAAGGGTGCAAAAGCAAATGGCTGGAGTCGGGCAGGTAATGACCCCAGTAGTTGAGCCACCAGGGAGAGCAGAAGAGGGCCACGCTTTCGAGCAGTAAATAAACGAAACCGTCACTGCTTGTAACAGTAGACGGCTTCTAACCAAGACAACCTGTCAAGGAGGGTGTAATGGATAACAAGGGAATACCACATACTTCAGGCATTTATCAAATAAAACATGCTTACAGCGAAAAAGTTTATATCGGAAGTGCTGTAAATCTAAGAAATCGAAGAAACGGGCATAGACAGCGATTACGCAACGGGAAACATCACAACACCAAGTTACTAAATGCTTGGCTCAAATATGGAGAATCTGCTTTTACCTTTACCGTACTTGAGCATGTAGGCAACAAAGAAATGCTCATTGAGCGGGAACAATATTGGATAGACAGGTTCGATAGCGTCAGTCACGGTTACAATATAGCCCCGACAGCAGGGAGCGCATTGGGGAGGGTAATGAGTGCCGAAACGAGACGCAAAATGTCCTTGTCTGGGTTAGGCAAAAAGAAACCGCCGAGGACAGCAGAACATTTAGAACGTCAATCCTTGGCACATAAAGGGCAACCAGGGGCAAACAAAGGCAAAAAGTTTTCTGAAGAATTCAGGCAGAAATGCAGACAGAGGCAGATAGGTAAAACACCTTCCGACGAAACAAGAAAAAAGATGTCGGACACTCAAAAGCTAAGGCAAGCGTCCATACACACCGCAGAATATATTGAGGGCCTTGTGCCCAAATGCAAGAAGCGATGGGCAGCAAAAGTTAACCAGCAACAGGAGTAATAAGGAGACACCCCATGAAATTCATCATCGCAATGGCATTGGTACTCATCACCGCATCGGCAGGCTTTGCTGGTTTGGCGAGAGATCCCAACAACAACCTCATCCAGGGGTTCGCACCCAACGGTATGGCATCTCAGGTGCTGACGGTCAACTCGACCACGTTCGACATGACCAACCAGTTCACCGGGTTCTCGATCTTCGCGCCGACAGGCACAACCTGCTTCATCCGAATAATGAAGACATCATCCAAAACAGGAACCGTGTCCGAACCCGTCCTGCCTGTCGCCCAGTGGAGTGCTCCGTTGTTCGTCAATCCCTTGACACCTTTTGTCAATGTCAGTGGATGCACGGCCGGCTGGATACGGAGGATGTAGCGTGATCAACGAGCTTATCCAAAAGGTCTTTGCAACCCGGGACGCCGCACACCGGAAGCACTGGAAGACCAAGTCGTTTGCCGAGCATTCGGCGCTCAGCGCGTTCTACCAGGACGTCATCGAGGCCATCGACTCTCTCGTGGAGAACTACATCGGCATGTTCGGCCAGTTCGATATGCCGGCCATCTCCAGCAACTACTCCCCGGAGGATATGGTCGCGCACCTTCAGGAAGAGGCCGACTGGATCGAGACCAACCGGGATGAGATCTGCGGGGACAGTGCCAGCATCGGTAATCTGGTGGACAATCTGACAACGGTCTACACGAAGACCATATTCCTGTTGAGGTTAAAATGACCCTCACCGAAGCCGAGAAACAATCTGCCCTGTGGCAGAAGATAGAGAAGGAACTGACGGAGAATCTTCAAGTCGCCCGGGAGAAGAATGACGGGGACCGGGATATCGAAGAGACCTCAAGTATCCGTGGTGAAATAAGGACGCTGAAGAAGATCCTGGGATGGGCGACCACCCCTAAAATAATGGAGTGAAATAAAGAATTCCGTGGCTAGGCTGATCCCCGAACGCCAGCACCTTACTGGTTGCCACGGTATAATTTAAGGACATCTAAAGGGGATGGATATGAAGAAAAGAATTAGGGTGAAAAACGAGCGGGCTCGGGCACCGGAATACCAGTCATGGTCGCACATGAAAAGTAGGTGTCAAGATATAAAAAATCAAGATTATCATCGGTATGGCGGCAGAGGGATCACAGTTTGTAAGGAGTGGGAAATATATGAAAATTTCTTGGCAGACATGGGGAGAAGACCCAGTAGTGCCCACTCACTGGATCGGATAGAGAATAACAGTGGTTACCATAAAGGTAATTGCAAGTGGTCAACAAAGATAGAACAAAACAGGAATAAAAGGAACAACAGGCTTATCGAATACCAACAAAAAATAATCACATTGTCTGAATTGTCCGAAAAGACAGGGATACCACCAGACATAATTACTTATAGATTGAAAAAAGGATGGGGAGTAGATAGGGCAGTAGAAACTCAAGTAAGACTATATCGCCGGGGTATCCCGACACAACAAATGTAACGACCGCAAGGCCATTACTCGGAGGTAGCAGATGGAAATCGAAGGCCAGACCGTAGTAGATCCGAATGATGTAGCAGCAGCAGAGCAGGAAGAGGCAGCGTTTGAAGCCGGTTTTGAAGGCACTGACATTGAGCCAGGCCCAGCAGAAATTCCGACAGAGATCGCAGCTGATGATGAAGCAACACCCGATATTGAAGTCCAGATCGAAACCGGAACGGATACCCCTCTCAAGCTCGACGATGTTCTCGCCAAGCTGAACGAGCGGGACCAGGAATGGCAGAAGAAATTCGACAAAATTTTTGGGATGGCAGGTGGATTGAAACAGCGGCAGCAGAAACTTGAAGAAGCCCGGACCTCTGCCACTGGAATGTCGCCCAAAGCGCGGGAACGGTTGGAAAACGATTTCCCTGAACTGGCGGCGATGCTCTTTGATCCGATGACTGAAAGCCCTACAGCGGAACCTGCGCCACTTCCGGCAGCCGCGGCAGTCGTAGAACCTGCAGTCGACACGAATCTCCTGATCGAGCGGAGGTTCCTGACAAGGGACCATCCTGACTGGGAGAAAGTGGTCAAAGGTGAGGACTTTCAGGAATGGACAGTCTCCCGGCTTTCGCCTGAAGACGCGGCGGAACTCGCAGCCACCAATAACGCCGATTATGTGTCGGCCAAGCTGACTGAGTTCAAAGCATGGAAGGTGTCCGAGGACAAGAGAATAGCAGAAGACCT